CGCGGTTGCGGCCTCTGGTGAGGCGCAGCGGCCGCACGCGCAGCTGGGTCGCGCGGTTGCGGCCTCTGGTGAGGCGCAGCGGCCGCACGCGCAGCTGGGTCGCGCGGTTGCGGCCTCTGGTGAGGCGATGCTGCCGAGCGTTTTCGGGACTGTACTGTCGGCGCGTATCGGGGGGATGGGGCCGAATAAGTTTTGCCGGTGGCTCCGTAAGGCTGGGTATGTGTACCGGCGCGGTGGGCAGATGGTTCCGACCGCGCGCGCGATCCGGAAGGGGCTGCTTGAAGCCTCGGAGGTGCAGGTGCCCGGTGGCGGTGTGCGTGTGCAGACGTGGGTGCTGCCGAAAGGCCAGGAGACGTTTGTGCGTGAGCTGATTGCTGAGCGGGCGGCGCAGTGATGATCGAGAGGCATTGCCCGGACTGCGGCGTCGTCCTTGATGCGGGGCACGCGCGGTGTCGGCCGTGTTTCCTGCGTTTTGAGGCGGCGTATCAGCGCAAGACGGAGCGGGATTGGATGATGCGGAATTATCCGGAGCTGCGTCCTCGGGAGCTCTTTCCCGAGGACGGGTGGGACGAGCAGGCGATGAGGGAGGCTGACTGATGGCATGGGTAAAGATGGGCGATGACGCAGACATGTATCCGCGGCTGATGGAGGCCGCGTCGCACCAGAAGGCTGACGCCAGGACCGTGAACGAGCTGTTCGGTTTCGTCATGCGCTGCGCGGCCTACTCGGCGGCGCACCTGACCGACAGCATCATCGAAATGGGCGTCGTGTACACGTACGCGGGCGGGAATCCGGACGTCCTGCAGATCGCGCTCGACACGGGCCTCATCGAGTGGACGGACACACCGAAAGGGAAGAAGCCGAAGTTGCTCGAAGATCCTGACTTTGTGCATATCCGCTCGCGCGCCGACGTCGAGTGGAGCCGACAGCGTCAGCGCGACAACAGCGATCAGGCGCTGCGTCAGGCGGTGATCACCCGTGACGGCGACCAGTGCCGCTGGTGCGGCGTCGAGGTGTATTGGCCGGGAAAGATGTCGGCACGCAAGGGAACGCTCGATCATTTGAAGCCCGGGGAGGCTGGCACTGTGGACACGCTCGTGGTTGCGTGTACGCGGTGTAATTCGGCTCGGGCCGATGACCCTACAGGCTCGTGGGATCAGTCTCATGAGCTGCTGCCCGCGCCCGAGCGTCCCCGGTATGGGACGTTCACGCGCGGCATGCTCGAACGTGCGGGCGTGCTGCGAAGCGCACAGGCCGCGACCTGCGACGCGGCCGGAGGAAAGGATGGTGAGCGTGCGAGTGCGCACGCGACGGATGGCGACCCGGCCTCGGGCGCACCTACGACGGGTGCGACCTCGGGCTGTGCGGACGCCTCCGCGACTGTGAGCGCGCCTGGCGGCGCGACCGTGGGTATCCCGACCGGCACGGATTCCGGTGAGCCTGATCAGCTCACTGTCGAGTCCGGCCTCGGTGACCCCGGCGCTGCCCGCACCAACGCCACCCCAAACACCGGCTACAAGCGAGAGCGCGGATTCACCCCGACTGGCGTCGGACTCGATTCGCCTCGGCCTCTGGACTCGCGTATCCCCGGGTACGGGTACGGGTCGGGAGTCCGGGTAGGCAGTAGGGAACAGGTAGAGGGCCGGGAACAGGTCTGGCAGGCAACCGCCTTACCTGCTGGCTCGAAGAAGCGAAAGCGAAGGAGCAGGAGCAGGAGATGACAGACGAACACGCACAGGCACTAGACAAGCTTGAGGATGCGATAGGTGCCCTGGTGAATCAAAGACACGGGCCCGGGAGACTGATCGGGGCCTGGGAAATCATGATCGAAACGATTGATCCGTCTCGTCCGGACGTGACAGCCTGGATGACGGACGGCCGAGGGTCGATGCTGGCGCGGCGCGGCCTTATCGAGGTCTGTCGCGACCAATACAGGGGCGACATCGAGGACGTGGTCGACGATGAGTAGGACGATGACTGGCGAGGTCTGCCCTGTGACGGGTGAGCCTCTGCTGCCAGGTGAGTATCTGTCTCGGGGCGGGGCAGCGCGGCTGAGGGTTGCGACTCAGTCCCTGCCGGGCCTCATGGCGGATCTTGCTTACATCGCGTCCCGCAAGTCGGTGCCGGAGGGTGGCGGATCGTCGGGGCACTCGGTGTCGTCGCCGCCGCTGCGTCTGGCTCTCATGCTTGAGGTCGACGAGATGGCCTCGGCGTTGCAGACGTGGGGTGACGAGCTGATCCGCCTCGTCATGGGGCCGAAATACAGCGTGCCCGCTCGGGATTGGCGGATGGTCGCGCAGCTGTTCGCCGCCCACGAAGATCGCATCAGGCGTTGGCCGCTGGCGGCGCAGTGCGCCGACGAAGTCCTGTACTCGATCAAGCGCCTGGAACGCCTCGCGGCCCCGGCTCACGCACGCCTGATGTTCGTCGGCAAGTGCCCGAGATGCAGTGCGGACCTGCTCGCGCGAGAGGGCGCGGATGAGGTGAAATGTCGTGAGTGCTGGCAGACGGTAGATTGCCGGACGGCCGTCGTGCTCATGATGGCTGAGGCGAAGCGTCTTGAGCTGCCGCGTCCGCGTGCGACGAGGGTCGCCGAGCTGATCGTCGGCAAGGCGATCAAGGACGCGACGGTGCGGTCGTGGTGCCAGCGCCGGAAGCTGCGGCCGGTCTCAGCTGAGGTCGGGCACCGCACGTACCGCGTCGCGGACATCGTCGCGCTCGCATCCTGACAACGGTCACCCCCGGGCAGTGCCTCACGCGCACCCGGGGGTGGTCCTGTATCCGGAGGGGCGTCGAAACCACCCCCGGGGGTGCTTGCAACACCACTGGGGGTGTTCTGTACCCGGGGGAGGTCTGAAACCACCCCGGGGGGTGTCGTGAAACACCCAGGGGGCAGGTCTTGCGAAGCTCGTGCAACGGTGTATATTTCTAGTGTGGCCTTCCGCGTAAGTGGGGGGCCATTCGAGTTTGCGGCGAGGGGGTGGCGCGCATGGTGTCCTCCCGGACGGGCACGAGCCAGTACAAGCATTGGCGCAAGCGAGTCCTCGCGGCCGGCCGCGCCGCAGGCATCACGCACTGTCCGTCGTGCAACGTGCTGCTCGATTATGTGAACACGCGGACGCCGTCGTCGGCCGAGCCTGATCACATCCTTCCTCATCGATGGGGCGGCAAAAACGTGCTCGAGAACGGCCGCGTCCTGTGTCGCCGCTGCAATCAGTCGCGCGGCGACCGCGTGAACGTACCAAAACGGCAGGTGCGGCCGTCCTCGATTGACTTCGATTGGTGAAAACGTCCTGTTTGTGGCGTGATTTCAACGAAAATGGGGGCGTATCCCCCTCCCTCC